TGACACTACATTTAATACTTTAAAATCTATAGAAATTACAATTCCTTCTGTAGCGAGAGCAGCAGGTACACAATTTAGGTTAATCCAACCAGATCATAGTGGAAACAATTGGGATCACTATGGATTAAAATCAGTAACATATACACATACAACAACTCCAGTATTACCAACAATAAATTTTGGTAATATTTCAGATATCAATGCAACACTAGAAGATTACGGCAGAGTTGTTTATGTAACTAATGTAGAATCCTTCGGATTTGTTAAGGTTGTTAGTGAGTCCTCTTGGAAGGCGACCAGCACTTACAAAGGTATCGGTATTGCGTTTACCTTCGGTAAACAAACTGCACCAGCAGTATATGGTTATATTGTTGACGGAAAAGTCAAAGGTCTTAGTCTTGGTGGTACAAGCACAGAGGTATTTTCTCCGAAGCACGATGGTGTTGGAAGTACCTCTGTACTCGGACAATCGCCCATCGGTTTTAGTGTTGGCATATTTGGTTCTGGTACTCTATTTACGATTGCAAGTACAGATGATGCATTCGTATCAACATGGACTAGTAGCGGATATATTAGCAAGGTTACAGGTGCTGCAAGAGATATTACTCTTGTACATGAAACAGGATTTGGAGATCTATTCACCCTATCTAATGGACAGCAACGCGCTACAAATGCGTTCGTTGGATCTGGTGGACTTAAACTGGTTAGCAGAAAACCAGAACTTCCTGAACTATCAGACGAAAAACATACAGAAAGATACATCAATGATAGTATCATTGAATTCTCTAAGGCAGACTATGGTTATCTAACTATATGTCATCCAAGTGATATTGAAGATGTATCCGGAACATTATCCGGAACATCTTCTGGATGTATTGTACGTGTAGGATCAACTGCGAGTATTGATCCAGGAACAACTTATGGTGTAAGTCTAGGTGCTAATGCTCCTAGTAACTTTATTGACTATGGTCTAATATCAGAACCTGCTGCACCACAGGTAGACTTTGGTAATATCTTAACTACTAGCAATCTTATTCCGTTTGGATTGTTCCATCTTGATCCAGAAAATGGAGCGCAGTTTGCGTTTAATCCAACTTGGACAAGTAGAGGATACATTAGTAAACTTACTGGTGAAGCTAGTGTTCCTCTGGATGTATCCGTATTTGGTACAGGAAGTATCAAAACACTTGGTGGAGACTCCATCACGAACTTTGCTCTGTTGCAACCAGGTGATGGTTTATTCGGATTCCGTAGTGATACTCAAATTGGTATTACTGCTGGAATTACCGGAACAGGATTTATTCCAAATATTAATGGTTCTGCAGAGTCCGTTACCTTTAATCCAGAAGAAAAAGATTTATTGTTCTCTCTTATTGGAGAGGCAACATTCTCCTTTAATCCCAACTGGGTTGGTAGTGGTGTTCTATTCACTCTACAAACTGCAGTTGAGAAAACTGTATATGATTATGTTGGATCTGGAAGAATCTTCGGATTTAATAATCTTGAAGAGAAGAAAGTATACGATTACAACTGCAGTTCTATCGTTCCTTTCCCAGAAAACGACTATGGATTTATTATCAACACAGGAGCAATTGCATGTGTTGATGTTGACGGTGTTATTTCTACGAGTGAAACAACAACGTCTGGATGTATCAAGGTACTTAATACACTAACGATTGATCCGGGTGTTAATTATTCAGTAAGACCTCAGAATACTATTGCATCTAATGTCTTAGATTATGGATTAACTTCAGAAAACGCAGCTCCTCTTGCAGACTTTGGAGATATTCTTGGTACTCCACGTCTCGGAATGCCGGGATGTATTTACGGTCATATTGATATTACAGGTACATCTGTTAATAGTCTTGCACCTAACTGGATATCTCAGGGTGGCATTAGTATCTTCGGTGAAGGTAGAGTTCCTCTTGATGTCACTGTACTTGGTTCAGGAAACATCAAAGCACTTGGTGGTGATTCCATTACCAACTTCAGTCTATTACAACCAGGTGATGGTTTATTCGGATTCCGTAGTGAATCTCAGATTGGAATTGGTGTTGGTATATTTGGCGATGGATTTATCCCAACTCTCAGTGGTGCTGCAGATTCGGTTACCTTCAACCCAGACGAAAGAGATCTTCTATTCTCCTTTACTGGAGAAGCAACGTTTGCATTCAATCCCAACTGGGTTGGTAGTGGTGTTCTATTCACTCTACAAACTGCAGTGGAAAGAACTGTATATGATTACGTTGGTTCTGGTGGACTCTTTGGATTCAATAACCTTGAGGAAGTCAAGGTTTACAGTTACAACTGTAGTTCTATTGCACCATTCACCGAACCAGATTACGGATTTATTATTGATCCAAATGCAGTTTCTTGTGTTGATGTTGACGGTGTTATTTCTACAGATACCACATCTGCAACTGGATGCACCAAGGTACTCAATTCGTTAGCAGTTGATCCTGGTGTTACTTACACCATTACTCCACAATACACAGTTCCATCTTCTACTCTGGATTATGGATTTGTTGCAGAGAATGCTTCACCTCTGGTTGATCATGGTCATATTCTTGGAACTCCAAGACAAGGATTACCTGCATGTATCTACGGTCAGATTGATATCTTTGGAGTTAGTGATGTTAAATTCACTCCAAATTATAATGGTCGTGGATTTATTGATATTAGTGGTGTTGCAATCTCCCCACTATTTGCTAGTGAAATTGGTAGTGGTCAGATCAAACTTGGCGGAAATTCCAAGATTAACTCCAGTTTACTACAACCAGGTGATGGTTTATTCGGATTCCGTAGTGATACTGAGATTGGTATTACCGTTGGTGTTAAGGGAACAGGAACTTTATTTGGATATACAGGAACAGCAGAGTCTACTACTTCAGTTCCTCCTACCGAAGAACCAATCTTCACATTCGTTGGTACATCTGGAGATCCAGGAATCCGTCTTGCACACGAAGGTTCTGGTTCTCTATTCGCAGTTAGTGGTGGAGATCTCCGAGTTCAGTATGCATATGAGACTACTGGTTCTATTACTCTATGTTCCAAGAAACCAGAACTCAGTGAACTTTCAGAAGAGAAGCATACTGAAGTTTACAGTATGGATCTCTGTAGAGACGAACCCGAACTTGATTATGGAAGAATCGTTGATCTTTCTGCAAATAGTGTATGTATTGATGTTGATGGAGTCGTCTCTACAAATACCACATCGTCTTCTGGATGCACAAAGGTAACTCTAGGATCTACATTATCAATTGATCCCGGAGTAACTTATACATTAACTGCATTCACAACTGTACCAACAGTATTCGCAGACTATCAAGATGTATCAGATCCACAAGATGGACTGACAGATTACGGACATATCCTTGATACTACTGGTCTTGTCTGTCCATTCGGTCAACTTGATTCACTTAAAGGTACACTGGTTGAGAAGTACATTCGTAATACTTCTATATTCACAGAAAGCACAGTCATCAAGATTCGTGGTACTGGATTTATTGTTGTTCCTCCACAATGGAACAATATATCTCCACCGATTCTTGTTCGCAATGCAGCGATTCCACTATTCAGTATACGAACATTTGGTGGTGGATCTCTATTCGGATTCGGTGGTGCTACAGAAAGCAGAAGATACTCACCAGACGAAGTACAACTTCTATTCAAAGTATCTCCTGGTCCATTCAGCAGATTTGTTACTTACGACTGGCAACCTTCTTGGGTATCTCAAGGTACAATTCCAGTTTCTGGAATTGCAGAAACTCCAAGGGCAAGAGCATTTGCAGGATTTGGTTCTCTATTCGGAATCAATGGTGCAGCGGAAGCAGTATCATTCAACCCACCAGATATTACCACAGACATCAAACTATCTGGTGTTCTCGCAGAAAGCTTTACTGTTCCATACACAGGAACAGGAAGTCTATTCACTGTTAATAATCTGGTTGAACGTGTACTTGTTCATCACTTTGTATTTGGAACTATCAATGTTTCTGGTGTTGCTGCAACTCCAAGAGCAAGAGACTTTATTGGAAGTGGTGCTATCTTCTCTAACGGAATTAGTTCCGAGTCTCTCACCAAGAGACTTCCGGCATTTACTGCACATATCAAATTTGGTGGTACATCCGAAGAAGTATTCTCTGCCAATCCACCAGAAGAAGGAACTGAAATCAGACTATCTGGAGATACAACTCCCCAGATCCTTACATTTGCAGAGCAACCATTTGGAGTTATTCCTGTCAGTGGTATTGCCAAGACACATTATGTTCCAAGTGTTGTTGGTACTGGTACTCTCCGGAAATTTACAGGCACAACAGAATCTCTCACTGTCAATCCAGAAGAGAAACAGATGCTCTTCTCCTTTATTGGAGAAGGAAAAGATACTCATACCGAGAACTATGTTGGTATTGATACACCAATTAAAATTCGCAGAGGTGCGCTATCTGACTTTGAGACCTTTGATTGGCAACCATCTTGGGTTGTTACTGGTACTATCCCAGTTAGTGGTGAAGCAAAAACAAACTTCAGTCTACTACACAATGGTTCTGGTTCACTCAAAACACTCTCCGGATCTGCAGAATCTCTTACTGTCAATCCAGAAGAGAGACAGATGCTCTTCTCGTTTACTGGAACGAGAATTGCAGAGACTACATCTATTGTTGAATTTAGTACTGGTTCTCTATTCGGAATTGGTGGTCTATCAGAATCCTTCACTGCATCGCCAGAACTACAAGCTGACCTAAGAGTTTCTGGTGTTGTATTTGTACGATATGTTCCCAATAACATTGGATCGGGTAATATCTTCGCCATTAATGGTGTTGCAGAATCTGTAACGTTTAATCCAGATGAACGTCAGATGCTCTTCTCCTTCATTGGGGAAGCATCAGAATCCTTCAGTATTGCTGAGGTCAAACAAGTTGAGATTGATATCACTGGAGATAGTGAAGAAATCTTCTCTGCAGTATACACAGGTTCTGGTTCTGCTCAAATTTCTGGTGTTGTTACAGAGAAGTTTGTTCCGAACAACATTGGATCTGGTAATATCTTTGCTCTTGCAGGTAGTGCTGAATCTATTACCTTCAACCCAGACGAGAAGCAAATGCTCTTCTCCTTTACGGGAGAAGGGACAGAAAGAATTCTTGTCAGAGAAATCAGTCAAGGTGGAACATTTACATTCTCTGGTACATCTGGAGATCCATTACTTACATTCGCAGAGCAACCATTTGTTCAGACGAAGATCAGTGGCAAGGTATTCTTCACTACTCATCGCAGTATTATTGGTACTGGCTCACTCTTTGGATTTGGTGGAGTATCAGAATCTACTGGAGTTGTACCACAGACAGAACAAGTTCTGTTCAAGGTCTCTGGAGATTCTATCAACAAAATCTCCGTACTACATATTGGTTCTGGTTCACTCAGAAAACTATCAGGATCTGCAGAATCGGTTACCTTCAATCCAGACGAGAGGCAAATGCTCTTCTCGTTCATTGGTGCAGGAACAGAAAATACAACTGCAAGAGAAGTCAGTCAAGGTGGATTGTTCAAGGCATCAGGAGAAGCTGGTGTTCTTGTCAGATTTGCACATACTGGAGAAGGAACAATTCCTCTCAGTGGAAATGCAACTACCACAAGAGCAAGAGATTTTGTTGGGTTTGGTATTATCCCAACTCTATCTGGTGCAGCAGAATCTCTCACTGTCAATCCAGACGAGAAGCAAATGCTCTTCTCGTTTGCGGGAGAAAGAATATCCGAAAAAATTACCGCAAGAGAACTTGGTACTCCCGGCAAATTTACACTTCAAGGAACATCCGGAGATCCATTACTTACATTCTCTGAGCAACCATTCGTTAAAATTAATGTTAATGGTATTAGTACAACCATCAGATCCCGTGCTTATGCCGGATCTGGAACGTTGTTCGGATTTATCAATGGAGATGAGGCATTTGCACGTGCTCCTTATACTGCAAGTGGTTCAATTGCAATTAGTGGATTCGGAATTGTACAAGTTGAGTTGTTCCAACCACCTCGCACATATGTTTGGATGATTTAATTCTATAAATAGATCATAGAAAAACTGTGCGCTAATAATGACCACTCAGGTACAATTTAGAAAGGGCACAACTTCCGAACACGCACTATTTACAGGTGCGTTAGCTGAACTTACGGTAGATACCGATAAAAAAACAGCGGTTGTACATGATGGTAGTGATATTGGAGGGTTTGAACTCCAACGAACGAGGTGGGAAGTTGTCAATACAGATACAAGTTTATCATGCGGACTTAGATGGTTAATTGATACTAGTGCAAGTGCGCTATCATTAACTATGCCATTTGAATCAGCGGGAGTTGTTCCTCACGTTGGTGATGTGCTGGAACTAGTTGATTTTAAAGCAACATGGGCTATAAATAATGTCATGCTAACAGCCAGTAATGGACAGTTATTTTTGAATAAATTTGGAAATACTGATAGCGTATTTGTTTTAGATGTTGCTGGTTTATATGTTCAGTTTATCTGGGACGGAATTTACTGGAGGATCTTAGCATGAGTTTATATCTTAGTGCAAGTACTGCAACACAAGAACAAAATGTTGCAAATTCAAATGACTTTACCGTACACGCTCTGAGAAGAGATAAGGACGGTATGCTTCATTATACTAATGCGAGATCAACAGAAGACGTAGTTTACGATTTTCACAGAACTGATGGAGAAGAATATAAAGATTTTCTCCAAGGAACTGAATATGTGGATGCGACACCTAATGTTGCAAGACAATATTCAAATGACACTGATGATAAATACCAACAGTTCAGGTTTGATTTCAGACGCTTGACATATTTCATTGATGATGATGGTTACTTAGTTGCAAGACTAAATAAATCATATGATCATAACACTCAAGGACCTAAGTAAGGATTTAAAAAATGGCAGATTTTAGACTCGGCAGACTGAAGTTTAAGTGGCGCGGTGATTGGACGGCGAGCACTGCTTATGTCATTGACGATATTGTCAAGTACGGTGCAAACGCATATGTCTGTACCACCAATCACACTTCCGCAAATACGGAAACTAGTTTTTATTCTTCCGATCTAGGAAATTGGGATCTTCAAACAGAAGGTCTTAGAAATCGTGGAGAGTACCAAACCACTGGTGTTTGGTATTCACTAAACGATCTTGTCAAGTACGGTAATACAGTTTATCGTTGTACTACGGCACATACTGGTCCTGCAACTTTTGACTTCACTAAATTTGAAGTTTATTCCGAAGGTCTAAATTTTGAAGATACTTGGTCCTCTGCAACTATCTACCAAAAAGGTGACATTGTAACCTTTGGTGGTTACACATATACATCACAACAAAATTCTACTAACATAGCACCAAATACGGATGAACTTTATTGGAAAGTTCTTTCAACTGGTTTCTCACCACAGGGTGATTTTGACAGCAACGAAGTATACGAACCAGGAAATCTGGTCAAGTATGGTGGTAATGCTTACTCATGTAAACTTACTACAACTCCCGAGTCTTACACTATCGCCACTATCAGTGGTGATGGCAGTGAAGTAACAGTTGTATTTGATGCTGCTCAACCTGCCGCACCATTTGGTGTTGGTGATTTAGTAACACTTTCCGGAACATCTGCTGCTCAATACAATACAACATTCCGCGTCAAGTTATCTACGACTACCGGATTTACGATTGAAAGTACTGAGACTGCTAGTGCTACTGGCGGTACTATTGCCTATATCCCATATCCAACTAATACAAGATTCTGGGACCTAGTTCTTGAAGGTCTAAACTGGAACGCTGCATGGAATAATGGTGCAGTTTATCAACTAGGCGATGTTGTTAACAGAAACGGTAACTCTTACGTTTGTATTAGATCCAATACTACCGGTGCAGCATCTGCTCCGGAACTTGATACTACTGCAGTTTATTGGAACTACGTCTCTCAAGGTGGTGACGCTGCTCAGGTACTACAAGAGACTGGTGACCTTCTCTATCAGTCTGCATCTGGTATTAACAGAATTGCATTGCCAGCAAACCCGAATACTGCAACTACAGCAGAACTTAAAGAAGCAAGCGGTCAGATTCTGACTGTTGGAGGTTCACCTATTCTACCAAGATGGGAATCTAATAATGTATCAAATGCTGTTTACTACGTAACCAAAGAAGGTTCCGATTCAAATAGCGGTAGATCAATCTCCAGAGCATTTGGTAGTTTACGTTATGCTTGTGATACTATTAATGATTTAACTGGTGCGGACGCAGCTAGTGCATCAAATCCTATTGCAATTTACCTCAAAGCAGGTGTCTACGAAGAAACTCTTCCGATTATAGTTCCCGAATTTGTTTCTATTGTTGGTGATAACCTAAGAACTTCAAAGGTTAAACCAAAAGCAGGTTTTAATTCCACTTCTCAAAATCTAGTTCTTTCTCAGGCAGCAGATCACTTCCAGTATGGAGATATCGTTTCCAACTCAGCTGGAACTAAGACTGCTAGAATTTTAGAGTCTCAAACAAATACTATTACTATCCAGCAAGTTACCGGTGGTACTTGGAATACATCAGACAAATGGACAAACACTGTTTCTAATTCGTCTGCTGATGCTGCAAATCTTCTAACTTCAAACAAAACTTTCCTTGCTCACGAAGCATACTACAAATTTACTGTAGATCAAAGTGCAAGTCCTACTGGTGCTGGTGCTGATGTCCGCACAAGATTGGAAGAGTTTGTTGTAGAACTTGCTGCTCAAGTAAGATCTGGTGGTAATGATAGAGTTCATGCTTATGCATCTGCTGTTATTGGTGGTGGTGCTGGTGCTATTACTACGGTTGCTGCAGAAGATCAAGTTCTATTAAGTATCATCAAAGATGCCGGAATTAAAGTAGTTAATAATGAAACAGTAGGAGGGGCAACTGGTAATGTAATTAATCAAGTAATTGATAATACAATTACCAATGATCCTGGAAACTGTGCAACTCAAACTGCCGCAGTCCAAACTCTTTGCGATATGTCAATTGATGGAATCAATAATGGTTCCATGTTAGTTACATCTAACGATCTTGCATACAAGACTATCACAACTGCTGCTGGTATTCCTAACCAGGAAACCACGATGTTCTTCCTGTCTTCTGCAAATACCATTAAAGATATGGTATTTGAAGGCATGTCTGGATTTGTTCCTTATGCTCCGGATGATAAGAACACAGATCATGGAACGCTTAAAGGTGTATACTTCAGACTTAATCCAAATTCACCGATTACTAAGTCACCTTATGTTCAAAACTGTGCCGCAATTGGTGGTGCTGCTGTAGGTGTTGTTCTTGATGGTGGTAGTCATGGACATTTTGACAACACCACAACTAAGTCAAACAAGTCAATGGTGTTTGACTCATACACTCAAATCCTTGATGGTGGTATTGGTTTCTATGTAACTAGAGGTGCTGCAACTGAGATTGTATCTTGCTTCACGTATTATAATCACATTTCATACACCTCCACAAGAGGTGGTAGAATTCGTGGTGTTTCTGGTAACTCTTCTTATGGTAAGTATGGTGCAATTGCTAGGGGATTTGATGCTAATGAAGCTACTATTAACGGTAAAGTCAAAGGTGGTCGTCTAGAAATTGATCCTGCTGGTGCTAAAGATGGAGGATATACTCCAGGTGAAAGAATCATTGGTGGTACTTCGGGTGCAGTTGGTGAGTTGATCAGCGATCAGTCACCTTCAGGTTACCTTTACTACTTCCCAATTACAGGAACCTTTGTACAAGGTGAAGTAATTACAGGACAACTTTCATCTGCATATATTACCCTCGTCAATAATACTGATGCAGTTACCGGACAAAAAGGTTTTGTCCTTACGGTTGTTGATCTTACATATGGTCCTGACCAGGGTGGTTCTGTTGAGATGCAGGATAATGGAGTTAATGATGACGCTGGTTCATACGTTATCTCCAACTCCAGCTATACTGCTCCAGATGGTAGAGGTTCGCTAACGGTCAACAGAGGCGCTCTAGGATCAACTGCAGCAACGCATAATGGTACTACTAGTGTAACACACTACCCAGAGAACGCAACTGCTGTATCAACCAGTTTGAGTGGTGCTATTAACTCTACCTCAACAGGTACTGAGCAAGCACCATACATCATGGGTGTTGCAAGCGTTACTGGAATGATTGCAAACGGTTATGTTGTTGTTAACCAGGAACTCTTTAAGGTTGTAGCAATTATCGCTGCAGACCAAATTGAAGTTGCTAGGGCACAAGACGGAACTGTTGCACAAAATCATGCACAGGGTGATGCAGTAACCATTTATCAAACTAAGGTTACTACACAAGATGAACTAATTGAAGATGCTACAAATGCACAACTCTTCCTACGTATCAAACGTGCGGATCTTAACTTTCAAGCAAATGATTATGTTAAAGTTGATAATGAATTCTTCCTCATCTCTTCAGTAACTGCTGATACTACTGGTATTACTACGTTACTATTTGCTGACGAGAAAGTAATTGCTGCTGGCGATGGTCAAGACTTCAAGATTCGTTATCGTTATTCTCAAGTTAGATTAACTGCACACGATTTCCTAGACATTGGTACTGGAAGCAAAGCGAATACAAATTGGCCTGGTCTTCCTCTATCACCAAATGTTCCTTCACAGGAAACTGATGAATCACGTCCTGGTCGTGTTTACTACGTATCTACTGACCAAGATGGTAACTTCGCAGTTGGTAAGTACTTTAGAGTTGAGCAGGCAACTGGTAAAGCAACTCTAGATGCTTCTGCTTTTGACCTATCTGGTCTATCAAGTTTGAGACTTGGTTCTATCGGTGCTCAGTTAGGTGCTGCTATTAACGAATTCTCAACTGATGGCACGATGGCGCAGAACAGTAACGAGAAAGTTCCTACTCAGGCAGCAGTCGTTACTTATGTCAGCACACTGAATTCAGTTAGTTCCGACTTTACAGTTGGAGGAAACTTAACTGTTAAGGGAACTACAACTTCGGTCAATTCCGTTACTGTTACTTCTAAAGATCGTAACATTGAACTTGGTACAGTTGCTTCCGGTACTTTTACTGGTGACATCTCTTCCGGTTCAACTGATATCACTAATGTAAGTGATACAACTAACCTCGCACCTGGCGTTGCTGTCGGATTAACATCCGGTGGCGGTACAGTCAGTATGTCTGGTTCATACACAGTTTCTGCTGTTAATGGAAGTACAGTTACATTAAGTGCTGTATTCCAAGGTAGTGGTAGTGCAACCGGTGCGATATTCAGTGCTGGTGGACCTTCAGATATCACTGGAGACGGTGGTGGTATTACCGTAAAAGCTGGTAACGACAAGACTATTTCTTGGTCAGCATCCGGTGATAAGTGGGTTCTTTCGGAGCATGTTGATATTGCTGGTTCTAAGGAATATCACGTTAACGGAACTTCAGTTCTAACTGAAACTACAGTACTGGGTGTATCATTTGACAATGATGTTACTCTTGCTGGTGGATCCGCTGATGATATATCAGTTCCAACTCAGTTGGCAGTTAAGACATACGTTGATGCTGCTGTAAGTGAAGTAACCGCTATTGGTTATTTCATTGCCGCAATGTAATTATAAATAATCATAACACCATAAGCAAGATCTAACAAGGAGCATTAACATGGCGTCAGGAGTATATGCAAAGGTGGACGTTGCGTCCGCCTCAACTTGGGAAACTTTAGTTCCCGTAGCAGGTTCAGGTAAAACAAAAGTATGTACAGTAAATGTATGTAATAGAACTTCAGGTAATATTACTATCAGACTTGCATTAGCAGCTACTACAACTGTAGCAGATGCTGATCACATTGAATATGGTGTTACGCTACCAGCAAACGGTGTTCTTGAAAGAACCGGTATTGTTGTTGATGAAACAAACGCCGTTCAAGTTTGGTCATCTGCAGTTGGAATTTCGGCAGTGGCATATGGTATTGACGGAAACGCTTGATAATTCTGAACAGTTACTATAATAGGACAAATTAATGGCTCGCAAGTTAACAACCGCATCGGTTGCATCCCAACAAAAAACGATAAATCCGTATTCACAACCGTGTTTTACGGTTTATTCAATGCACCACTCACATGGTGGGGGATATTATCAATACGACCATAATTTTAATATTATGGCAGCTGATCATGGCACTGGAGACAGCAGTGGTTATGGGTCATGGAGAACCTATACAACATCTGCTACTGAATTTTTTGAATCCAGTAGCAGTTATAATAGTGCCCAAACCAGTTCCGCTGCCTCTTCTAATGCCGGTTGGATTGTAGCCCATACACCCATGGTAGGATATTTGGGACATATGTCTCATAGTTCTGGTGGTTCTGGTGCTGGCAATATGGGCGGTTGGACCATGTCTGGTCGTGATAATGGACCAACTTATAGATCTTATGCTTTCAGGGATGTCTGTCCTATTGTAAATGAAACGCATCAAGATTATGCAATTTTTTCCAGTGCAGTTGCAAATACCGCACCGGTCTTAATGTTCTTAAAAAGATCTGCGACTGAATATTATAATATGAAGCATAACGGTAGGTATGCACAGCAGACTACCCTGCCCAGAAATTATACCAATAGAGAGGGTAGCACAGAAAATTTCTATTCAACTCATGGAGGTTGTTGCTACAACAAAAAAACAAATAAGTTTCTAGTGATGTATACCACTAGTACTGGTCGGTTTAAACCCGTTGTTTATAACAACGTTCCTGATTTGCGAGAGTTTTCTCATAACAACTCTAAAATGTATTCTGAATCTGCAGCTGGTCAGAGTGATACAAATAGTGATAGCTCTCTACACGAATACTTCAGCAATTCTGCAAACATTACGGAATATCAACAGATAGAAACCTGGACTACTTATAATAATGAAGGTGGTATTGATGAAGCCAGGTACAGACCTATTTGTTTCTTGTGTGACAACGGAGATATCGTAGCATTTGTTCAGTACAATGCCGGTGTTAATTTCTGGAGATGGAAAGGATCAGATCAAACACATGATCAGAGACAGACGGACAGTAGTTTAAGTCAGAATGGACACTATCACCACAAGATGTCTTGGACTACTTTGTATGGTTACGAGCAAGGTAGACAGTTTGGATCTAGATGGCAAGTTTCAAGTGATGGTAAGTTTGCTTGGGCATACTGTGCATCATATTATTACGGAGCAGGTGCTTATGTAATGATGGTCAGAATTTCCGATGGAAAACTTCTCAGGTATCAAACCAGTGATAGTGGTGATGGAAGACATCCTTTCCCAATTGGACCAAGTTCAATGGGTTGGAGCAATACAGCGAATGGTGATGGTGGCGCTGGAATGAGAATTGGAGCGATTGATCTTAAATACGAAATGGATAATCGCAATTATGGAGACGAACTTGGTTTAGATGGCGTCTACATGGCACATAACTTTGAATGTGGTCATTATAGTACGACTTATCCATGCTGTATCCCGGCAAAATATGATACTTCATTATTTTGTTCAGAACCACATATGCCTAACATTTCGGAGCTATAAAAAATGTCATTTATTGTATATAACAAAGTAGATAACCATGCTATTGGTGTATATGACACTGAACTAGCAGCACAAAATAATACAAGTCCATCTGATCCAACATACATAATTGTTGAGTACGAATGGAAAGAAACTGATTATCTTGTTTCCATAAAAATGAATGCTGATGGTGTCACACTCTCAAATAAATTTCCTGGTAAAACTATTGAAGAACAAAAAAGTTTAATTGAAATTGAAGATGCAACTAAACGTTTAGCAAGTCAATTCGCATTTAAGACAGAAAAAATTAAAATGGATTCTGCTGATTATATCAGAGAATTAAAATGGAAACTAACCAGAGCAAGAGATAATGATCTAGTTAATGGTAACTCAGATAGTACAAAAGAAGTACTTGCAGAAATAGATTCTATTAGATCTAAATCCAATGCGGCAGAAGTTGCATTAAGTGCTTTAACTACAGAAGAAGAAGTAATCGCTTTTGACGTTAAGGAACAATTCAACTAAATAAGTTAGATTGAGACCGTAAAAATTCTGAGTAACACAAATGGCAAGAAGTATCACAACAAGACCTGCGACGGTAAAATCAAAAGTTCAAGATCCATATACACAACCATGTTTTTCAGTCTATGCTTGTGAGCATGGAACATATGGTTGTGGATGGATTCTTTTTGATCATAACATAGAACCAATTGCAAAATATGTGGGTGATGGAAACTATCATCACAATCAATTCAGAACATATACTTCTTACTCTCCGGAATTTTTTAATAATTACGCCGGTAGTGAGTATATGGAAACTAGTAGTCATACATCTTCCAACAGTAATCGTGGTGGAAATACTTGTAATGTTGGATACTTAGGACACCAATTTTATCCAAGTGTTACTGAGTATACTAAAACTGCAGGTTATGTAAGAGGTTGGCCTGCAGCACATGATTATTCATCATATGGTTTTAGAGATTGTAATGGAATTGTAGGTGATACTAATCAAGACTGGGCATGGTTCTCTAACAGAGAAGGTGCAGGCGGCACTACAAGGATGCACTTTGGTCAAAGAAGTACAACAAAATATCATAATTTGTGGCAGAGAGAAGGATCTAACTTTATTAATATTCCTTTGGTTAGTTTATCGGGTCCTAACAACTCGGATACTTCGGATAACATGTTTTATGGTTCTAGTACCATTAATGTAAGATCTAAGAAAGTTGTTGTAATGCAACATAATGATGGATATAAGCAGCCAATTGTTTTTAGTGATTTTGACGTTGATATGAGAGCACTATCTTTGTCGGGTAGTTATTATTCTGGAACTCCGGAGGCAACAGCCGCCAAAACCCCTAGTGATTCAAAAATTTATCAAGCATTTGCATCTGCAAATGCATTTGCATATGATAGAGCAAATGCTAGAGCATATAGTAGCTACTCTAGCGATAGTGAAGCACTGTACAGATGTCAAACTTGTATTTCTGATAATGGACAGGTATATACATTTACTATGACTCCAAGCAATGGTGCTGTCTTAGAGCATTGGGATGCTGCTGGTGGTTATTCAGGTGTTCTATGGAATCCAACTTATGGTTTATCATATGGCTACGAACAAGGAAATAGATTTGGATCTAGATGGCAAGTTTCAAGTGATGGTGAGTATTGGTGGTCATATTGTCCAATGTATTACTATGGATCAGGAATTGCTTTCGTAGTTGTACGAATCAGTGATGGTAAGTACTTGAAGTATAGCAACAATGACTCTAGTTATGGAAGAACTCTTGCTCCTTTAGGTAAGAACAAAATGGTTATGCTCCGAGATCAAAATAAAGACGATCCTGGTGCATATTATAAAGTTATTGATTTTAATTATGAATTTATGCGAAGGAGTAATGGCGAAGAAATTAGTGATTGGGACAGTAATAGAAGTACCTACATGCTTGACGTTCCAGGAAATAGCACAGGATATCCATTCCTAATTCCATCAATGTATAACACATCTCTGTTTACATCTCAATTGGAATCAAACCAAGATTAAAAATATAAATAACAATAAACAAAACAAGTCAAATGGCATTTATTTATTTTACTGAAGGTCCCGATTCAGAACTTTCTCCTGTTAACATATTTCAGGATACGAATCCTTTTGATGGGGAAGAATTGCCAGGTGGTGAATATTGTATAGAATACGATTATGATAAAACTGCAGAAGAATTTGATAGTTTAACATTAAATTCGGATAAAACTGCAGTTGTTAGTAGATTCCCTGGTAAAACATTAGAAGAACAAAGAGTTCTTTTATCAGAAGAAGCAAAAGCGTCTCGTGTAAAGGCTATTAGAACTGATAAAGTTAATAGAATTAAATCATTTATTGCTGATGTCATTGAACCTATTGAATGGAGAGCAGAGAGAGCAAAAGATCTAGATTATCTGGAAGGTGAAAGTGTAACCACTAGACAAACAAAAGTTGCCGTATATAGAAAAGCAGCACGTGATGCTAACAATGCTCATGAAGCTTTACTAAATTCTCTTACTACGCTTGAAGAAGTTATAGCATTTGATGCGGATTGGACTAAAGAATTTAAAGCAGCAAATCCGATTGATTTCTGATCATCATTAGGAATTATAAATACCCTTAGGAAACTAGGGGTATTTTTTTATGGCTCAACCTTCTAGCAGGTCCGAGCTAAGGGACTATTGTTTAAGACAATTAGGGTTCCCAGTTCTAGAGATCAATATAGATGACGATCAAGTTGACGATGCTATTGACGATGCATTGCAATATTATCGCGAGCGTCACTATGATGGTGTTGAAAGAATGTACCTCAAGCACGTGTTTACTGATGCTGATGTAACAAGGTTTACATCAGAAGACGAAACTATTTCTACTGCTGCTCCAGATGCAGCAACTTGGGAGAACAGAAAAAATTACTTAGAAGTTCCTGATCATATATTTGGTATCAGTAAAGTATATGGTATCAGTTCAAACTTTATAAGAAATAATATGTTTGGTATGAGCAACCAATATTATTTGATGGATTTATTTTCAAATGCATCAGGCACAGGTCTTGCTTTTGGTGGTTTTGATATGGTCAACTACTTCATGATAAAGCAACACTTTGAAAATATTGATATGATTATCAATACTGGATCATTGATTTCATATAGATTTAATTGCAGACAAGATCGTTTATATCTTGATATTGATCCATTAAGAGTTACTAAAGATCAATGGTTACTAATTGATTGTTTTAGAGCACTTGATCCAGAAACTTTTACTCAAGTGTATAACGATCCGTTTATTAAAAAATATTCTACTGCATTAATTAAAAGGCAGTGGGGTCAGAACCTTATTAAATTTAATGGCATTCAACTTCCAGGTGGCGTCAGTATGAATGGTAGGCAATTATATGATGATGCAGAAAAAGAAATTGCTGCTTTAATGGAAAAATCTAGCAGTACATATGAACTTCCACCAATGGATATGATCGGATGAAAAAGGTATACTTCCCACAATACGGTGGTAATAAAACCGAACAGAATCTTGTACAAGATTTAGTAGACGAACAAATTAAATTGTTCGGTGCTGATGTTTATTACGTTCCTAGGGTTCAAATTAAAGATAAAACTTTAGGAGAAGTTATTCAATCAGAATTCAATCAAAGTTATATGATTGAAATGATGCTAGTTAATGTTGAAGGATTTGGAGCAGGCAATGAATTTGTTAGTAAGTTTGGTT